CGATGTCGATTTCCAAGACGGGCAAGATCCGCGTCGTCTGTCTGACAAGCAGGTCAGGGATACGATGAACCGCTACAAGAACCTCAATTTCCTGCACTCCCAGGAAATTGCGCCGATGAAGCCGGCGATCGAGTTCATCAACCAAACCGCCCACGGCTTGCGGCAGCAGGGCCACAATGTGTCGGGTGACGACATGGCCCAATTTCTAAAGGCCGCAACCGACGCCTTCGTCAAGAATGTGCAGATGGGTGGCCAGGTGGATCCAACTCCCGATTCGGCCGGTGTGCGAATACCGAAGCCCCAGGCACCGGCAGACATCGAGGCCGAATTCACCAAGTGGGAGGAGGAGAACGCTGTCAATCTCCCGCCCATGTACCGGGATGCTGCCAACAGGATCGCGGGCCTTGAAGACCAGATGGGCAAGATCGGTCCCGCTATGGAGCAGATGATGTCGCAGGCGCAGGGTTTGTCTCGTGAAGCCGCCACTCAGGCTGAAGACGCCAACATGATGCACGCAGAAGCCATGCGCCAACAGGCCGCCAACAACCTGGCCGGGGCACAGAAGGCACACAACCTGCCAGATGAAGAAGAGGCTAATTTCTTCAACTTCGCCTTCGAGCGTGGCTACACGATCGATGACTTTATTGACCCACAAATGACCAACCAGATCGTCTCGGATTACGCTGCGGCCAGGAATACGCCCGAAATGGAGCGGCTTCAAGCAATGGCCCAGCGCCGGCAGTCCTATACCGGGACCGTCGATCTGAGCCCCTCCAGTGGCGGTACGCCCCCAGAACAGAACGTCGATCAGCAGTTCATCGACACCCTGACTGATCAGGCATACCAGAAACGCAATCTGACAGGGTAAAAAAAAATATTTCCGGCAGGGACGACATACGTTCCTACCGGTCATATATTCGAGTTGCTTCCGTCCTGTCGCGGGCTTGGCGCTACGGCTCCACCTCAATAGCCTGCCGCAAGATCTGGATAAGCAAGGCGGGAAAGATGGCGCCGGCTGTACGCCGAGGGGCTATCCCAACGTCATGTTTTTTCAATGAACCATAGCAGGAGATAGCATTATGGCTATTGTAGGACTGCGTGGGACGGGCGAATTTTCAGTCGATTTCCGGCCCACCAACTATCGGCAACTGTTTACGTTGCTTGAGCCGAACGGTACAGCACCGTTACAGGCTCTATTGTCTATGGCCTCATCCGAGTCCACAGACGACCCCAAGTTCAACCATTTCAGGGATGAACTGCCAGACCGCGTTCTAAGGATCAACAACTCTGGTGGCTACAACACGTCAGCCACGGCGATGGTGGTCGATGCGAGCGATGATGCTGCTTTCGTTGTAACGGGCACTATCATAGTGAACATCAGGACCGGTGAGGTCATGCGTGCGTCGGCGAACGCCAATACCACAACCAACACGCTCACCCTAGAGCGAGGTATCGGGAACTCGGGTACTGGTGTCGCCGTCCTCGACAACGACTACCTGGCGATCGCAGGATTTGCAGATAAGGAAGGCGGGACCGCGCCTGATCCGATCTCCTTCGATCCGACCACAGACTACAACTACACCCAGATCTTCAAAATGGCTATAAGCGTATCGGGAACTTTGCAGAACACCTATCTCCGTACTGGTGATAAGGAGCAGGAGCAGTTGACCAAGGCTCTGAAACTGCACATGGGCGATATGGAACGTGCTTTCTTCTTCGGCAAACGCGCCGAACAGAACGGCTCGACCGCACAGCCCACCCGCTACACTGGTGGCCTCACCAGCATGATCACCAACGTAGTTGATGCGGCAAGTGCTTTTGCCACCGCAAACAAGATCACGGAAAAAGAATTCGACCGTAAACTGGTCGAGGACATCTTTGCCTACGGGTCTGCGGAAAAAGTCGCGTTCTGTGGAGCGAAAGTCGTTGCCAACATGCAGGAGATCGGCAAGAACCGGTGGACACCCCAACAGGTGTCTGGTTCCTACGGTGTCAGCATGACCCGGTACGCGACGTTCGCGGGCGATCTGCTCGTTCATCTGCACCCGATGTTCCGTCAGGTTCCGGGTATGGAAGACGCGATGATCATCCTTGATATGCCCAACCTCAACTACCGCTATATGAAGGGTAGGGACACCCAGTTGATTCGGGACGTCCACACCAACGACTTCGATGGCGTCAAGCACCAGTACCTCTCCGAATGCGGTCTGGAAATGTTGCAGGGCAAACCCCACTACTACATCAAGAACTGGCAGACCGTCTAAAGGACGACACAGCCAGCATTTCGGTGGAAGATGGGGCGGCAATACCGCCCCATTTTTCATGGAGAAGACCGAATGAGCAAGAAGGACGAAGCCTTAGAAAAAGCCGTAAAGAGCGTTAAAGACAAGGTAAGGGAAGAAAAACCCGCAACCTCCGCACCCAAGAAACCGGGCGAGGTTTATTTTGTGTCTGCCCGGCCAGAACCGATCAGTTTCGAGATCGAGGCAGTGGGTCACAAGATCAAAGGGTACTGGGACCGGGATCATACACATCTGTGCTGGCGCGTTCCGTTCGACATAGCAGACAGATTTGCTATGCACCACCACGTCCAGACTGGCCGGATCATCCGCTCAGAGGACTAATTCATGGCTATAGCCGCCCCTTTAACGTACACCTCGACCAAAGGCACGGCACCCACTGTCGATGAGCCGACCCACGAAGACGGCAATAAAGTCACCCGCCCTGGCGCAGCAGATCTACGAACGAATGTAGATGCCAAGTCGGTCGAGACGATCGACAAAGCGTGGCGAGACGACATCGAAGACGACGATAAGCGTAATCGATATTCGTCTAACAACCCCCATCTAACAGAACCCTTTTCTACCCTTGAGGCGCTGGTGATGCAGACGCTGCGCCGTTATGGGGATATGCACCCAGGCACGGTGGACGGCGAAGTGATGATGATGTTCGTGGATTTCGCCAATCTCATCATCGAAGACCTGCGGGCACACCCGTATTGGGAGAATCCTGAGATCGATTACTACGTTCACATGCAGGAAACCCGGGAGATTCCCGACCCCATCATGATCGCCGGGCTGCTTTACCAGTATTCAATCCAGCAGCAGTCCAACAAAATCGAAGCGTATGGCCCGATGTACTTCAAGACGATCAATCGGATCCTCTACAACCGCAAGTACGGCTCGGGCCAGATCGAGATTCGACCCTGGGACCGCAAAGTAAGTACCACATAAAAAGGGCGGCACTGTATGTCTACGACACTTGCGCCCAGCGGCGTGCCTCTTACGGTCTACCCCTACGAAGATTTTCAAGGCATCGACGCCAGCCGAGACAAAGCGGCACTCGACACGGGCCAAAAGCAGCACCTGATCACGATCTCAAACGGATTTGCCGATTGGCGCGGGTCCATCGTCCGTGATTCTGGGGCCGAACAGCGCACAACTGGCGACAAGGTAATCTCTCACGTCACTTTCTTTGGGCGTGATCTGGCCTGTTGGGCACAAAGAGATGGGGGCGGTACAACCCTGATGTCGGATCGGGGCCATAATGCACTTGAGATCTACCACCGTAATGGTGTGGTAACAAGTACGGTTTTCAATAACCGGGTATTTTTCGCGTGCCGCGACTACTTGATGTACGAATACGACGGGTTCTCATTTAGGGCAAATCAAGCCGCAAGCCAACCGGTGCCCGCATACACGACCTCGATCCAGCGTCGTCTTGCGATCGCGGGCGAGCCGGGCAGCAGGACCGTTGTGAACCTGTCCCGGGTAGACGACCCCACCGTCTTTCCAGCAGACGAAGATGTATCCAGTACCGCAGTCACTAAAGCGGCGGATATCGATGTGGCCAATATTATTGGCACATCAGACGAAATCAGGGGTCTTGGTGTTTTTGAGAATAATCGTCTTGTCGTCTTCACCTACGACAAAGCCATTCTCTACATACTCAACCCGGACTACACCCTTTGGGAGATCGACGACAAATCCAATATTCAGGTCGGAACCATCAGCCACAACACAATAGCACAGGCGGGTTCCGACCTGCTTTTTTGCGCCCGAGACGGGGTGCACTCGATTCGCCGATCTGACACCAACGGAGTCACCATCTATGCCGTCCCGATGTCGAACAAAATCGACCTGACATATCGTGAACTCCTCGCAAGTGTAGACAACGAAGAAATGATATCGGCCTTTTTTGATCAGGATTATGGCCAATACAACATTTTCTTCCCAAAGACCGACCATCTATCGACTCGTCTCACACTGACCCTAAACCCCATGGCTGGCGGTGAGTCGAAATGGAGCACTGGCGACTTTCTCAATGCCAGTTGTGGGTCTACGCTCGGGGGCGTGACGGTGTTTGGAACTCCTGGGGGTATCTGGGAGAGGGGCCAAATTGAAGACAGGATGGAAATCAGCCCGGAAATGGTTGTCGAATCTCCCATCCTCTGGCAAGGCGCCCTTAACGACACGAAAGAGTCGTATTCGTTCATTCTTCAGGCATCTGGCAAGGGGGAGGTCCAGGTAGAGGCATTTGATGAGCGGGGGCGCTACATGTCATCAATGCAATTCCTCATCGAAGGTGGGAGCGTGGACGACAAATTCCCCGATGTTCCATTAAATCGGCAGTACCAACGCAAATTCGAGCACAGGTATCGTGGGGTTCAATTTCGCTTTACCGCGAGTGGGGCGGGACTGCTCAAGATCATAGGCTTTGCCGTCCTGATTCGGGGCGGTAGCGAAGAAAAATAGAGGGCGCACATGGCTAGGTTAAGACAACAGCATCCCCAGAATTACGTCAATTCTGGAAACATTCACACGGATTTTGAGAACCTCGTTCGATATATCAACGCTGCTGAACGCGGCAACAAGACGGTCGGCGAACTTCTCGAAATCCTGTTCAGTGATGAGGGGGTGTTCCGCGGACCCGTTGAACTCCGCGTTGACTCCACAGCGGGGCTCCAGTACCGGGTTGGGCAGTATACGGAAGCGGAAACCGGCTGGCTGACTCTCTCCGCCATGGCGGATCTCCGCGGAGCGTCTGGGCAAAGCGTAGGCAATGTCGAGGGGCCGATCTTCTTCAATCGTCTTGACCACGAGGTCGGCGCGGGTGTGGCAAGTGTAACGGTTACCGCTGGTGGAACAGGGTACACCACCGCGCCAACCGTGCTATTTTCGACCCCGACCGGCACAGGGGGGGTCACCGCAACCGGCACCGCTACTGTCGCCGCTGGCGCGGTCACCGCAATAACCGTCGTTACTGCCGGCGCGGGCTATACGGCGGCTCCGACAATCACCCTGACCGGGGGTGGCGGCTCGGGCGCGACCACCTCAACCACACTTGCAGCCGTCTCCGCCGTAATCCCTTATACCTTTGACGACGACACAGATGAGATCGTCGTCTATAAGAACGGTGTCCTTCTTCATGAAGCAACATCTGCTTCAACTGCGGCACAGTATACGGGCGATGCAGCGGCCGATACGGTCACCCTGGCCACCACGCCAGTCGTTACCGACAAGATAACCGTCTATTCAATCCGCGATCAGGCGATCTCCAATTACCGCCGGTCAGACGTCGAGATCACATCTGTCACCGCTACGGTGGCATTCGTGCATACCGCCGATGAGAAACTACTGGTCTGGCGCAATGGCATCCTCCAGGCGCCTGGCGGATCGGCGGATTACGTCGCTGACGCAGCCTCCAATGTTCTGACTTTCGCCCTGGTGGGCGGACTGTCTGTTGGTGATGTCATCACTATTGCAACAGTCGAGAACCTGGCCCTCAAAACAGTGGCCGGCCTGATGTTCGAGGATGAATACACGGACGCAAACGGCTATATCGATTACGCCAAACTAGCCATCGATGCTGACGAGATTCCCCAGGCCAAGGTGGCCAGTCTGGCAACAACCCTGGTCGCCAAAGCCAACCTGTCCTCCTCGGCAACAACACCCTCGGGGCCGGCAACGGGTGATCTGTGGCTCGACACATCACAAACGCCAAACATTCTGAAGTTCTGGGATGGCGCCCAGTGGTTACAAACCTCTCCCGAGTCATCGTTACCGACGTTCGTCGTCTCGAATGCCGGTCAGTATGTGCGGGTCAACGGTACAGGCACCGCTCTGGAATACGGCAACATCGATGTCTCGGCGCTGGTTCCCAAAACATTCATGGCGGCAGCGAACGGTGTGGCAAGTCTGGACTCCTCGGCCAAATTACCCATTGCCCAACTGCCAGACGTCTACTCAACCCACACCCTCCAATATTGGTCAGACAATGTTTATGGCGCAGCGGGGGCCGTCCCAAATGCCACATTTCTGATCAGCCGGATCTGGAAGCAGAAGATCCGTATTGACGGGATCACACATAAACTCAGCGCTGGTACTTGTACCATCCAGTTGTCCGTAGACGGAACTGTGGTGGGCTCAACACACAGTGTTTCAACGACCGCTGTCTCGGCGAATCTTGGAACGGTAATTGAAGTGGATGCAACCACTGTGGCAAAAAGACTTGAGGTGACGGTGACCGGCGGATCAGGTGCAACTTCACTGGAAGTCGGATTGGCAGTTGCCACCCTGAGTGTGTAATGAGAATCCGAGAAGGCACAGAGGAAGACATTGAACCATGTATCCAACTTGGCTCTGCCATGCACCAGGAAAGTGAGTATGCCAATCTCATTTTCGACAACGACATTTGCCGTGAATACGGCAGGAGGCTGATAAAGAGCAACAACGCATGTTTCTTCGTTGCGGAAGAAGATGGCGAGATCATCGGCCTGGTCACCGGCCGCGTTGCTCCATACATGTTTGGCCCGGAGGCTCTTTCAAAAGAGGAGTTGTTATTTGTGTGCCCCGATAAAAGGAAGAGTTCTACGGGATACCGGCTCATGAAGACATGGCTGGTTTGGTCGAGAGAGATGGGTGTTAGCGAAGCAGTGTTTGGGTCAACCGCCAAACACAGAGACGGGTTTGATGCGGTTACCCGCCGGCTTGGCATGTTGCCAGTCGGGAGAGTTTACAAAAAGAGGTTTGGTTTTGGCGTTTAGCAACTTACTCAAGAAGAACGTGGGATTGGCCGACATCATCGACAACCTGGAGGACATCATGCGAACCAATCGCTCGCAGTATGTTCTTGGCACTGGCGATATGTTCACAGCCCCCCCACCGGTCAACGAGATGGTTCCCGATTTTATGCCCACTAATCTTGTTGGTGATGTGTGGGGCGGGGCCGAAAGTGCTCGTACAACAGGCTCACCCCATTTTTCTTCGTTGACTAAATCAAAGATTGGGACGGGCGACCGGCCCGGTCTTGATACCACTAACCCAGAAGCGTTCGGATTCTCCGTCGGTTGGGACGACGAAGACGAAGACGAAAAGATGAGCGGTTTTGGCGGGAGATTGTACTGATGATTAGACGAGCATTCCGTTGGGAAGACGAGGGGAGATACGGCCCCAGGCTTTGTTCTTGTGATGGTGGCGGAGAGGGCGGTTCCGGTTCCGGCGACGTCGATGCAGTATCGGCAGCAACCCGTGATTACGGGGCGGCTGTCGGTACGGCGGTTGCCCGTGGTCAGGCCGTAGAGGCCGCCATTGATGCGGGCCATCATGGCGTTATGGGTTATGGGAATCCCGATCCTGATAAGGGTCTTGCGGATTCGGGTGGTTGGTCAGTTCCCACGGGGAAGAAGTCCAATGTTCCAACGCCAGCGCCAACGCCAGCGCCAACGCCGCCACCAAAGCGAACAAAACCAAAAAAAACGAAACCGCGACCAACGCCGCCACCAAAGCGATCACCAGCACCAGCACCAGCACCAGCACCAGCACCAGCGCCGGTCACACCTGAGGCGTTCGAAAAAGCGGCCAACGCCGCTGTTTTATCAGCGCTCGGCATGGACGCAGCAGAGGCGAGGGCGAGAAAATCCACGGCAGCAACTCAGATGGCGCAAGACGCCGCTATTGCTCTGAGCGCCCCTGCTCAAGGCACATCATCAACTATAGATGAGGCTGAAACTTGGGATCCGAATGTGCCCACAGAAGATCCAACAGCGAAAGGGAAGGGCCGGACAGATCGGATGGGGGGCGCGTTGGCGCCAGAATCGCAACAACCCGGCATCGATCGAAAGAGTTTAAAGGATACCGACGTCTTTGATCCTAATGCGATTAAAGGGAAACAGCGCGACATCAACAATCTCAGGGAGGCAGCACAAAAAGGATACCTTGATGGCAAGGTAGACCAGAGCGTTATCGATGGGTTGCTGTCAAATCAATCAGGCGCTGCTGCTGCCATAGCCGGCCTTTTAGGCATGCTTGGCCCCTTTGGAGCGCTTGCGGCGGATTTTGACCCCCACGCAAAGGCTAAAAATCTTGACCTCAGTGAAGAAGGTATAGACGCCCGCACTGCTGCAC